TATATCAGTAGTACTTGCTGCTGCTATTGATTCTTCTAACTTATTTAGAGCTAACGAAGCTCCTCCTGGTCTTCCATGAGCTAGCATAGTAGCTAGATCCATTAGAACCTCATCTGTTTTATTTTGTCCGTACATTGGATTTGCCATTGTCAATATCCTCCTTATGACCAGATAGCGTGAGTTTCAGGACAACACCATTCCATTCCCGCTTCTGTTAAGATTTGATCCACTCTACGGTCGACACCAGAGTTCTCTAAAGTTTGAACTCCCACGTAGATTCCTGTGTCTCTGTTAATACCATTACCAACTAATGGACGATAAGCACAATATTTCATGTTAATAGCTAAGATTTTAACTTGGCTACCATCTAAGTGAATATTACGTGCAACATTCATATCACCATATACTGTAGAAATAGTAGTAACGTCAACACCAAATACTTTTTTCTTACCTGTCATTGACATTTCACTTCTAAAGTTTGGAGATATTTCAAGATTGTTGGCAAAGTATCCAGACATTTTATGCATCCAGTTGTATGTTGCTGTATCACAGAAAAATACAGTTGAAGAAGCATTATTATATCTAGGATCTAACATTGCTGAAAGATCATCCAAGAAATCATCTTGAGTTTTAACATTTGTGTCTAAACTAAATGAGTTACCATACTCAGAAATAAAGCTTACAGCTCCTTCTGTTGTATTGTAAGTTGAGTTTTGACTACCAAATAACATTGCATTTTCAATGTCAAACTTGTGCTCAATCAGCTTTTCTTTCCAGATACGTGCCCACTCATTACCTTCATACTTTAGAACTGTAGCTCTATCAGTATTATTCATCACGCATGATGTTTTGAAGATTTGAGTTTGGCCTGTTGCTGTAATGTAAGGCTGATCATTCCAAGTTTCTGGATATCCACTACCAGCCGCAAAAGAAGTACCCATAACATAGCATTTATAAGCTTCTAATGTTTCTTGTGATTGCGCAGTAGCTGCCGAAGCATCAGAACCTAATAATGCAGTACCTGTAGCATTTGAAAATTTAATAGCTGAACCTGCTTTAACACAAGTAGCGTTAACTACAGCTTTTTCTGAAACTGCATCTAAGTTCACACTATTAACTTTCCATATAGTATAGCCATCAACAGTACCATTAGTACCGCCACTATTATTAAAGTGAGGAACTTTAATTAATTGCCCAGGAATAAAAAATCCAGGTTGAGTTCCTGCAACACTTTCATAATAGTTTATAGTTTGACCATATATATTTTGCTTGTTTCCATTACTATCATAATCAGTAAAAAAAGCAAAGCTGTATACATCTCCTGCCGCAGGTGATATACTTGCATTATCTGGCTCTGTGCCAGGTATAGCAGCAGCACCAGAATCATAATCAGCTATATAGCCGTATCTTTTAGTGTAAGATGATCTTTTTTCAGTAAATTTGAAAGTTGGATCATCAGTTGGCTTTTTAGATACTTTACTTAAAAATCGAAAAAATGGATCTTGCGCTAATGCTAGCTCTGACACCATATCACCGAAGTTATACTTTCTTCGTAAGGCACCAGTAGCAGCAGCAGGGCCACCATAATGATTCGATGCAGGTTCTGAAGTATAATTTGAACCTGTAACGTTTAGAATATCAGACATTTGTCTATCTCCTTATTAAGTTTGAGATAGACTTAATTGTTATATAAGCCTACCCAAACAAGTTATCAACTTGATTGTCAAAGCCTAAGATACTATCAAAGACATCTCTGTCTACTGATTGATCTTTACCACCTTGACTATTTGCTCCTGATGCGGATGTAGGCATATTTCTAACATTTTTCATTTGATTTAACATATCTTGCTTTGTTGCATTAGCTACATTAGCATTAGTTTTATCTTTATTTAAAAGATAATTAATATCATCTAATGACATTGTATGCTTCTTAGCTTTTGCTTTAAAATCTTCAAATTGTTCATCAGACATGTTGTGCTTTTGTTTAAATGCTTCTTCGTCTTGCTTCTTTTTTCGAATTGCTTGTGTTTGCATAGCTCTTTGTTGCTCTGCTTTTAACATTTGCTGAACTCTATTTTGAACCATTCCGTCTACATGAGCATTCATTAATTTAGCACTATCTGAATCTGGATTTGACATAGCTTCTTGTTGATCAAATATAAAATCTTCATCTAATTGAAGTTGTTCTTGTATTGATTGAGCAGGTTTCCCTCCATTAACCAAATACTCTCTAACATGTTCTACTAATCCACCATCATTTTTCATAGCTTCAAGTACTGGCACAAACTGTTCTACTTGTTTGTACTGTTCTCTCCACTTAACAGCTTCTCTACTACTATCTTTGTAGCGTTTTTCCCAGTCTGTGCTGTTATCAGTCTGAGTCGTTTCCACGTTGTTGGAGCCAACTTGTTGATTATCGTAGGTTACCTGATCGGGGCTACTATCTTGTTGGGTTACCTCAGTGTCTTGAATACTGCCATTTACAGCATTCTCTAGTTCATTAAAAAAATCGTTGGAGCCTGAAGCAGAATTTGAAGCTGCGTTTTCCATTTCTTCAAACGAGTCTCCTTGCATTCCTATCTCAGGGTTACCTTGACTTTCTTGTTGATTGTCTACCATTTATTCTCCTTTTGGATAAATTAAACTGCTGTAGTTTAATTATCTTGTTTCTTATTTTGCAAATCTTTTTGCATATTCTGTAATAAATCGTTTTGTCTAGCCTTGTTAAGCTCTGCATTATTATTCATTACATTTCTTAAAAGCTTTTGCTTTGCTTCAGTATCTTTAAACTGATTTTGCATATTTCCTTTTACTTCTTCTTTCTTTTTGTTTATTTCAACTTCAGCTTGCATTACCTTACCTTTGATACCAGCTTGTACCAGTTGTCTTTCAAGCGTCTCAATAGTGCCATCTTTGTCTTTAACAGCTTCGGATAATTGTTGTATCTGTCCTTGAAGTTGCGCATATAATGATTTCCTTTTTACAATATTTTCTTTGTTTTTAATATCTGTTTCAGCTAATACAGCTACATCGTCAATTACTCCTAATTGCATTAACTGCTTTAATTCTTCTAGATAAGCCCACCTATTAACAGGCATAGTTGATCCAGATATTATTCTTATATCAAATTTATGAGCAGATATATCCATAGATTTTCCTATAGCTTCTCCCATGTCATTATATATAGGTATATTTATTTCTTGATTTTTTCCTTCTTGTATTGCACTTGGTTGTACTATTCTAAATCTTTTATTTGCTGTATATGTAGATTGTGCAAATTGCAATAAAATATCTCCTAAATGTTTTAATGCAGGCTCTACAGAAGTATGCATCCATTGTTTAATTCTTCTTGTGCCATATTCATCCATAGCTAACATACCTCTATATGTTTCGCTAGATGCTCCAGAATCTCCCATCATAGAGCTATAAATACCTGCTAAATATTCCATATCTCCTTTGCCTTGCTGTACTATTTGAAAGAATGCATTAGCTAAAGGTGCAGGCATAACAGGTGTAGGTTTTTCTACTCCTGGCCTAATAGGCAATAAAGCTCCTGGACTTGCTGAGTACTTTTCCCATATTTCAGCATCTATAGACCCTTCTTCGTACATCCATCTTAAAGATGATCCTAATGATGCATTATGTACCATTATTTGATGAGCTTTATTTATTTCTTGCTGTTTACCTATTAATGGAGATACAGCACTTATAGAAAATGGTGTTCCTGTCCATTTAAAATGTAATGGTACTACAGGATATTCTTTAACAGTATCAGGCAAAATATAATCATATATTAATTTATCACCTGCTATGCAAGTTTGCTTAATTCTAGTATCATAAAATTGAATATTATCTACAATATTATTAGCAATAATAGGATCTTTTATTAATGCTTTATATTCTTTTTCTGTAACTATTTTATTTTCTATTCTAGATGCTTCTGCTTGCAACTTGCTCATAACTTCTTGTTGATAAGCATTTAATTGATCTTGCATCATTTTTTGTGCTTTTTCTAATTCTAAATTATATCTTTCTGGAAGCATTTGTCCAGATGCAACAGCTTCATCCATTTTAGCCTTTTGCTCTAAAAAACCAACTTCCATTTCTTTTTGCATTTCCATTAACATTACATCAGATTGTTTTTTTATAGCTTCTAATTGATTTTTATCTGGAGGTATTCTATAAAATAGATTTATAAATGAAACTTTAACTTTTTCATAAGTTTCAAAAAATTCTATAAGCTCTTCCATTTCTCCATCAGCAGTAATCCCAAAAGATGTTTGCTCATTATGATCATTATGCATAAATAATTTTTGATCATCATCTCCTAAAGGTCTTTCTGTGTATGTGTTATTATTATCTTCAGAAGAAGCATTAGCTATTTTTCTTTTGGCTTGAGGAAATATTTTTATTAAATGAGATTTAGGTAGCACTTTTCTAATCATAACAAAAGAAGCGTCTCTAAATAACATATCTCTAGATTTAGGATCTACATAAATATCAAAAGGTTCTGGCTGCTGCAATACAACTTCACCCATACCATTATCAGCATCTTTATCTACAGATACTAACATATAGCCTATACCTTTAGTTATACTATCATTTATAGCATTATTGTAAAGAGTACTACCATTAGAGTAATCCCATATATAGTCTGTTAAATCTGAAACTACAGCTGCTACATCGGTATCACTACCTTCTACTCCTACAGCTTGCCATCTAGGATTATTATCAGTAGCATAAAAATTAAGCATTTCTACAACAGGTAATATCCTATTAATAGTAAATGTAGGCATTCCTTGATCTTGCAATGCTGACTTTTCATCATGGGTTAATTGTTCGTCATGAGCAAATTCATAACCTTTTTGATTAATATTTTCCCATTGTTTTCTTGTCCAGTTATTAGCAAGATTATATAAAGCTCTTATCTCGCCTACTCTTTTATTTTGCTTTGCCATTTTTTATCCTTTTTAATATTCCTATAAACATAGTGACCACATATAGTATCACTATTACATAGATATTCAATATCATGTGCATAGTGCACGTGATCAGTATTGCAATAGTCAGGACAAAAGTAGGCATTACGCCATGGCTGCAAGATATTAACCCTTTCACCAAATCTATTGTATCCTTCAATAGCTTTATCCTTAATTTTATGTTGAACATATCCAACAATATATGCAATTATACCTATTACTACAAACTCTTTAGTCACGTATTTCAAAATGGGGAAAGTCATCAAACTTATTATCTTGAACGTCAAAGTCCATATCCCAATCTCCACCCCAACGAAGATTAACACCCATACCTTTGGCTATTCCAATGACAAAGCCCGCAAAAAGAGTTTGACGCTCTCTGTCATCCCAATCAACAGGATAAGGAGTAATGTCCACAGCCCTAGATGGATAAGCATTGTGACGACCGTTTGGGTACTTGAGTTTAGTTTTACCTTCTTCAAAAAGCTTGTCTTGCCTTTCTTGGCTTCTATGCCCTTCGAGTACTGAGCAATCCACATGTTTAATAACTTCATTCATTACATCCTGTAATTTTTGATCGCAAGTTGCTAATCTTTTTTTTGAGTTTTTACCAAATTTAGGCATTAGTATTTCCTTCCATATC